ACCATAGCAATATACAGAAACTCGTTCTTGTCGCCCCCAGATACATCTTTAGTGGACACAAAGACGCGCACACCGCCAACTCGCCGCTGACCGTAAATGACAGGGATAGGCTCAATGTTCGACTCTTTGTTAAAGAGAACGCCGGCCATATCATCAGCAGCTTTCTGAGCAGCCTTCTGAGCTTTCTGCGTCATTACATATGAAACAGTAGTCGCGGCGGCAAATGCTGCTATCGCCCAAAATATAGCCATTATTTACGACCCCACTTTAAGTCTTTAATTGTTTTAGCCGCAAACTCAAACCCTTTGTCGCTAGGGAAATGAATAGACTGCGAATTATGGTTTGTCTTTCTTCCAACCTCTTTCTCAAAGTCTTTCCAGTGAGACGCAAGTTGCACAGTAATAGTGCTTGTATCTTTTCCATCTTGAATAGCGTAGCCAGTTATTAGCCCGCTAAACAACAGTATAGGAGATCCAATAACGGCATCAGAGCTGTCAATTGCGGCTCTGTATATTTGAGCAGGGCGATCAATGTAGTTCTGCGCTAGAAAAATAGCCACATAAGCCTGATCAACGCCGGACAACGTAACGTCAAGCGTGTTTACCCTAAGATTAGAGGTTTCGGTTACATCACTTACACCTAAGAAATGCGCGCTGCTGCTCCACGTTTGTGAAAGCGCAGACAAGTCTCTATCCCAATCCGTAAGATACAGAGTAGAAGAAAGGTCAAACTTAATTAGAGTTGCAAGATTAAAGTTGTCCTTGGCAAGCTCTGCAATGGTTGCTGCGTCTATTGATCGTGTCATTAAACTGCCTCGATAAAGTCTACTTCGTAGTCTAGCAAAGATGCGGAGGCTAAAGAATAGGCTTGAACATCATTGTTTAAGCGGACAGTAAACGGCACATTGTTGTATGTCATAACCAAATCGTTAGTTAAAGCGACTCGCAGTGCGGGCTGTATTGCCAAAGCGCCAGCACCAGATCGGTCTGCGGTAATCATATAGACTTTAGTGTGATTGGAGAACTTAACCATATCACCTGCCTTTAGAACGCCGCTAAACCCATCAACATTTACGGATGTAGCTCCTAACACCGCAGCGCCATTAGCTCTTGCAGTACCTGAAGCAGTGCCTGTCTTCGCGCTTATCTCAGGCAGGACAATAGAAAAGGTCTCCGCCATGCCTCGCTGGGCCATAACAAAAGCCATAACTGGGGCAAACTCTGCACGACTAAGCTTGGAATACTGAGCTGAAAACTCAAACCGCTGCCCGCCAATGTTCCTGACTTGGGTGCGACCTGAAACGCTTTCGCTAGACAGGTTGTAGTGCTGGCTCTTAAACCCTATAGATGCAAATACGGGTGATGCTGGGTATGTTCCACTCATGTTATAGACGCTCTTCCGCGATTGTTAACCGCTTGGTTAATCATAGATATAATCTGACCTCTGCGGGAGTTAAGCAGCCTGTCAAATCCAGCAGTGTCATTAGCCTGTATGCTAAAGTTTACACTAACATTGGCTTGAGCTTGACCATTTTCAGATCCAACAGCTTTCTTTAGGTTCTCATTAGTAGCAATACGACCTGAACTACCCATAGTAAGAAGCTCTGGGCCGCGCTCACCTACAAGGTAAGACTCACCGCCTCTAACCTGACCACCTAATGCTCTGCCTCCAGCAATAGCGGTTCCTGCAACAATACCAGCGGATGCGTAACCTACAGCTCTAATTCCTGCCGCAGTAGCAAAATAACCAAGAGGGCCAGTAAGGATTGCGGCTTGAGCGCCAGCAGCTTGAGCCGCCACTTCTGTAGAAACTATAATTTGTGCAATAGCAATTGCTTTTTGAATAGCAAATAATGCTTTGGCTTCTTTTGACCCTTCTGCGGCTATTCCAGACATTTGCCCTGCAAGTCCGCCTAGATTTGACAGAACTTGTTGCTGAATATCTGACTTAGCTTGAGCTTCCGCTGCGGCAAGAGCAATGCCATCTTTACTGTACTTTTCATTTAATGCTTTCATTCCAATTAAGAATTGCTCTTCGTTAATCAGCTTATTGCCATAATCTTCTGCAAGCTTAGTGGCATTTGCATTTAATGTAGAGTCAAGAAGAGCTGCCTCGTCCATTGCAGATTGTTCTATTTGCAATAGACGGGCTTGGGCGCTGGCTTTTTCCTTCTCTAACTTTAAATCAGCTTTATCGTCACGCAAACTAGCTTGACCAGCTAAAGCTTTAACTGCTGCGTCATGCTCTGTCTGTAAAATTAGCTCGGCAGCAAGGTTTTCCTTTAACTTAGCCAATTCCCTTTTTTGAAGTTCTGCAAACTTCTGCTCTTCAGTAAGACCTAGTAAAGTCAACCGTTCAACGTGGGCGCTTGCAGCAGCGCCTTGTCGTTCAAGGCTTTTTTCCTTAGCTTCTGCCGTTCTTGCAGCTAATGCCTCGGCATCTGTAAGTTCTTTTTCTGCTGCTGCTGCTGCACCTGTAGTTAAAGAAGCAAGCCCTTCAGAGTCTCCATCTACAATAGCGGCCAAAGATTTTTTAAGCAAATCAGCTTTTGCAACAGACTGCGTCATTACTACCATCTGATCAGTCAAGCCATCTCTAAACGTCTTTAGCCCTTCGTCAGCAAAATTTGTTTCAACTCCTATCTCGTCAACAACGTCTGCAAAGTTTTTATAGCTTTTGTAATCGCCTTCTTTTAAGCCTCCAGCAGCCTCGGCAAAACGTACAGCTTGCGCTGAAGTAAGCCCAAACTCAGAAGTTAACTCAAGCAAAGCTTCTTGCAATCCAATCATTCCAATTCTAGCTACATCCATAGAGCCAAAACTTAAAATATCATCCCCAGTTAAACCTCGACCTCTCATTTTCTCTATTTCATCAGTTAACCTAAAAAGGTGCGTATCAATAGCATCATTTACAGAATCGCCTATTGCCTTGCCAGTGTTGTCAAAAGCTATTTGAGAGTCTACGGCTAGTGATAATAACTCGGCTCTTGCCGCTGCTGTAGAAACATCAGCTAATTGTTTAATTCGAGTAGCTAATTCAAAAGCTCCGTTGTCGGTTGATTCCATTGCCGTATCAAGGCGACCCAATGCTGTCTCAAGATCCTCGACAGAAGTATCGGCAAGTCCAAGCTGATCAACCAAGACTCCGCCAATAATGGCACCAAAAGCAATTAATGCTCCATATACTGCACCTGAAGGGCCAAATACAGACGCAAGCTGAGAACCCTGCTGACCAATGATGGTAAACGCATTTGTTCCCATCTGGGCCTGAACTGCAATATCCTGAAGCTGATAGGAAGCCTGCTGCGCTTGAGCGCGCATGTTTTTCATAGGCGCAACTGTGCTTTTAGCAGCTTTTCCTACCTTGCCGGTATTTTTCTCTGCTTTTGCGCCCGCTTCTGAAAGATTCTCTAGCTGTTCAGTAGTGGGTTTTATCCCTTTAGCCTCAACTTCTACTACAAGTTTTGATACGTCAGTCATTCTTACTGCCCTCTTGAGCGTGTAAAATATCTAGGCTGCGAATAATATCCACCTCAAAAGTAGATAATCTTCCATATATAGACATATACGAATTTATTTCATTGTAACTGATTGCGCCAGAGGAGGCATTTTTTAAAGACACGAACAAGTCCCAAAGATAAACAAGCTCTTCTCGTAATTCAGGCTCTTCATCAAGTTCTTTGGGGTTACGACCTAAACTTTTAGCAACTTGTCGTAGATTGCTGATGCGACTAACTGTTGATCCTTTGTCATAACCAGCAGCCCAGAACTGCCACCGGCCAAAAACAGACAGCTCCTTAGTTAGCCCTTGATAAAATTTCTTCGTGCAGCTACAAAAGTGTCTACTTGAGATGCAATGTTAGGGGCTTTTCCATAAAGGTCTTGTGCGTTCTTAGGGGTAAACTCTACGGGCTTGCCTTTATCCTCAAGTCCACGCCAGCTTTTAGTGATAGCGACTAACAAGTCAATTTCACCACCGTCCTCTTTGTTAATAAGCTTCCTGTGATACGCTCTTACAGCCTCTCTGTACGACTTTGAGTCAATACCCTTTACGATGATATAGAAATCAGTCTCTTCATCGTCTATCGGGCTTAAAATGCGTATCTCTGCGCCTTCTTCGTGTGCGTCAGCAGTGTAAAGTTCTTTTATGTCCATTTCTCTCTCCAGAGTTATTGTGTACGGGTTGCGTAACTAAGTGTACGGGTTGCGTAAAAGGGGTCT